TTTTCGTGTATGATAATGGTATGAATAATTTTACTGTCTTTTGTCCATATGCTCCAGAGGAGCAAGTCACTCTATCCGATGAGTGGAAAGCAACTGAACTCTGCCTGGACTTGGCAGAAGAGTTCGGTTATGCCTGCGTTCGTGATGCATGGGGTAACCTGCATCTTGATTATGGTGATGTTTGCCAAGCAGTTGAGGATGGAGTGATCTGATTCTCAATTGTACCCGATTATTGAGAATCGGGCGGCTGACCTGGGACAGTTCACAAAGTGTCCACTTTTCCCCCACAAGGGGATTTTTTTGTGTATGATAAAAGAGTTCTAAAGGAATTCACCCATGTCAACAGTTTTGGAAGAAACCCTTTTCACAATCAACGGCAATCATTATTCCCATCGTGAACTGAACACCATGTATGATTTTTTCACTCAAACCCAATGGGATGTAATTGATCAGGCACTTGACTGTTATGCACAGTCTAAACCGTATGAAGGTGCAGAGGAGGACACCCATCAGGTCCGGGACGTCATGTATGAACTTCTCAGGAGTGCATATTGATGACTGATAATGTCGCATCACTCTATGCAGAAATCAGTGTTGATCGTATGGATCTTCAGGCATTGAGAAAACTTGCATACAAGCACCTCACCAATTATTATGGAGGCATGACCGATGATGAGTTGATTGACCATATCAAAGAAATGGGTGATGGAGATATTTTAGAGGACAGTTGACAAACTGGACTTTTTTACAACATTGTGTAACAAACCCCGTAATAGGGGTTTTTTCTTTGGTATGATATAGGGGTAAACAAGCAAAGCATTCATGCCAAGCACTGCCACCGCACCCAAGTCAACCACTGCCCCTAAAGCACGTAAGACACGGACCCGCAAGGCAACACCTAAAGCAACACCCGTTGCTAAGGTCACAACCACCACATTCCAAGGTGGTAAAGTGATTTCTAAGAAATCAGAATTCACCCGTCCTTCTACTGCCCGACTCATCACATGGGAAAGATATCAGAAGGACATCTCAACCCGTTGGGCAATCCACCAGTTTGAGATCCAGGAATTAATCAAAGACCTCACCAAGGCAATTGATTTCTTCCAACCCTACCATACCGAATTGGTTAAAAGGGTAAAGGCAGTCAATCTTTGAACTGTCCACCAAACCCCCACAAGGGGGTTTTTTTATGCCATACTGTAAGAGTCCAATTGAAACACATGACCATGAGCACCATAGCAAATGAGATCAACCTTGAAAATCGGACTGAAGAGATTTTTGAGGACATGATGAAATCATTTAAAGACCTCACCCTGATGGAGGAAAGAATTGTATATCACGTTGCGGGTATACAAGCACAGCAGGAAACCACTTGACAAAGTGGCACAGCATCCCACCACGGGGTGCTTTTTTCGTGTATTATAAAAGAGTCAACAAAAGGAGCATCAATGCAACTTCGTCAAATCGCATCCAACATGACCCAGTTGGACCTTGCAAACGGCACATCAGTTTTATTCTCATATAAGACACCCGTTGCCGCATTGACCGACAATGGTTATGAAAGGACTTCAACCAAGTGGTCCGTCACAACTTCCCGTCATATCAACAAGTGGTTAGATGGGGTGCTTGCAAAGGAGCAACCNCAGGCATACTTCGACGGACTNTGTGCAGGTTTCTAAACTGAACACCAAACCCCCCACGTGGGGTTTTTTATTGGTATATTAAAAGAGTGGGAGACAAACCCACACCCCCAAACCATCACCCCCATTTTATGAGAGTCAATTCACCCGAACTCAAGAGACCTGCTCTTAGTCGTGCTGATCGTTACTACCTGAGAAAGACGACCTCATTCATCGATAATGCATGGGTTTATTTTTCTAAGATAGAGGAAAACTTCAGACTATTGCACATGCCTATGACACATTAGGAACTGTCCACCAAACCCCCCACAAGGGGGTTTTTTATGCCATAATACAAGTATGAAAAACATCCACCTTGAGCACCCAGAAGATAGCATCCTCACAGGCACCCTTGCCGTATTGGATGCTTTTTTAATGACCTGCTTCCTATCCGTGAAAATTGATGGAGCACCTGCGATCGTTTGGGGTAAGAACCCAGCAACAGGCAATTTCTTTGTGGGCACCAAATCGGTTTTCAATAAGAAGAAAATCATGATCAATGAGTGCCATCAGGACATTGATCAGAATCATGGGCATCAGGACCACGTGGCAGAAATCCTTCATGCGTGTTTTGATTACCTGCCTTGGACTGACCAAATCATTCAGGGTGATTTCATCGGATTTGGTGGTGCTCAGGAATACACCCCCAACACCATAACCTATGAATTTCCGTTTGTGGTGGATGATGCAGAAATCATCATGGCACCCCATACGGTTTATACTGCTGAGTCAGATTTGAGGGATGCGGTCGCAGCACCCTTGAAAGATGAAATGGTTGACCCTGATGGGCAATGCAAATTCGTTCAACCGATTGCATACGTATGGGATGGGTCATATGGTGAGATGGGCATCAAGGATTTTAAGGAGTTGGAAGAGATGGTCAATTTTGCCAAGGTCATGGCAGGTGCCGTCGAATTCGTGGATGAGAAGGAGGCAGCACGTTATAAGAAAGAATTGAATGCCTGCATCCGTGAGGGTCGTGAAGTTGACCACACTGAATGGGACAACCCCAACCTGATCAATTTCTGGAAGTTGGTCAAGTCCATCAAAGAGGATGCCCTTGCACTCTGCCGTTATGCCCATGGTCCTAATGCGTATATTGATCAGGATCGGATCACTGCTGAGGGATTTGTGATGCACACTGCAGCAGGATCATGGAAATTGGTCAACCGTGAGGTGTTCAGTCATGCCAATTTTAGTATGGGGGTGGGTGCATGACAGTATTATAGCATACCATTCGTTCGTGAATTGGACAGTGCCCCCGTTGATCGGGGGTGTTTATATAAAAACCGAAGGAACCCCTAGTCTACAAAGTGTTACGATAGGCAGCTATAAGTCATTCTCATATAAAAATATTTTTCACTATATAAAAACAGCGTGAGGATTAACTGAAATGCAAAAAAATTCTGGGAAATTTTTGACGACCATAGAGGTTGATACAGTAACAGGTGAGTACTATACCGTTATTCCAGAGCAGTTAATGAATGAGTTTGGATGGTATGAAGAAACAAATTTACAGTGGGTCGTAGATTCCGATGAAATTATAATAACCGAATACAAAGATTAACTTGACAATTACTATATAATGCTGTATGATTCGAATGTAACTGATTATTCTTATGGCTAAAGGATTTACGGTAAAGGCAAAATCGCCTACTAAAAAGAAAGAACAAGAATGGGATTATGATGCAGCAAAAGCGATGGTTAAAGGAAAATCCGTCGTATTTTGCCTACCTGGAAGAGGAGTATCATATGCATATCTAAAGAATTTTGTACAACTTTGTTTTGATTTAGTACAAGCTGGAGCGAGCATCCAGATTTCGCAGGATTACTCCTCCATGGTGAACTTTGCAAGATGCAAGTGTCTTGGAGCAAATGTACTGCGAGGACCGGATCAAAAACCATGGGACGGAAAATTAAAATATGATTGGCAATTATGGATTGACAGTGATATTATTTTTAATTCTGAGAAATTTTGGCAATTAGTATTGGTGGATCAAGACATCGTAGGTGGATGGTATGCCACAGAGGATGGAAGAACAACAAGTGTTGCACATTGGTTAGATGAAGAAGACTTCAGAAGCAATGGTGGAGTCATGAATCATGAAACAGTTGAAAGTATCTCCAAGCGTCGCAAACCATTCACTGTAGACTATACCGGATTCGGATGGTTATTGATCAAGAATGGTGTCTGGGAACACGAAGAGATGAAGTATCCATGGTTTGCACCGAAGATGCAAGTCTTCGAGAGTGGTGAAGTACAGGATATGTGTGGAGAGGATGTCTCGTTTTGCCTTGATGCAAAGGAGGCAGGTTTCGACATCTGGTGTGATCCAAGAATACGCGTAGGGCACGAAAAAACACGAGTTATATAATGGTATTCGGTAGTAAACAGTATTTTTCTATGAAAACTGACGAACAACTGTGGTATGAGATATCAGAAAACCTCAGTGAACTGTCCCGAAGAGACAAAGTTAAATTTAAGGTTACTGCAACTGCCGAAAGTGTTAAGGAAAAGTTAAAATTACTTGAACTAACATGAAAGAAAGGTATAATATTCTCTGTGGGACTCAAATTATCTCTAAAAATCTCACAGAGGATGAATATTTTAATAAAATGGAGGAATTATCACAAGAATTTTATGATACCGGCACTCCAAACCCACAAGATCTTAAAACTGAAATCATAGGAGACTAAATTATGGCAGTAAAATCAAAAACCGGCCTTATGGGTGGTGATTATGTTGAGACTCATCCAAAGAAATCTCGTCAAGGCAATGGAAAGCACACAAAATATGGGTCAACATCTCGTAACTCGGCTCGAAAGAAGTACCGAGGACAAGGAAAATAACCGCAGTGTCTCGTAAGGGGCACTTTTTTATTGGAGAGTAGGTATAAATAAAGAAAAACTCCTTGTCAATGGCAATTAAAAGGATATCAAGAGCATTTAAAGATATTAGTTTATCTTTTGAACCTCATCCTATTACTCAAGATTTGCAGATATTAAAAAATGAGAATGCGATTCGTCGATCTGTAAGAAATATTGTAGAAACTATTCCTACCGAACGATTTTTTAATCCATTATTAGGGTCTGAAGTTAGAAGTAGTTTATTTGAATTTGTTGATTTTGGTACAGCATCTGTTATTGAAGGACAAATTGAAATTGCACTTGATAACTTTGAACCAAGAATAGATAATGTACAAGTTCAAGTAGATCCTTTTCCGGATCGAAATTCATTTAATGTTACAGTATTATTTGATATCATTGGACAAGAGTTTCCAACTCAAGAATTTTCATTCCTATTAGAGGCAACAAGATAACATGCCTTTCACTAAATTTACAAATCTAGACTTTGATCAAATAAAGACATCTATCAAAGATTATCTTCGTGCTAATTCAACATTCACGGATTTTGACTTTGAAGGGTCTAACTTTTCAATTTTAATCGATACACTAGCATATAACACTTATATAACAGCATTTAACTCAAATATGATTGTTAATGAGTCTTTTTTAGACTCTGCGACTCTACGTGAGAATGTAGTATCTCTGGCCAGAAATATTGGATATGTACCACGATCTAGAACGGCAGCAAAGGCACAAATATCATTTACGGTAGAAAGACCTTCCGGAGATGCATCGTCCCAGGTAACCCTTCAGAGG